AAAAAAAGATTTTTATTAGTTTCTTCTAAAACACCAGAAATGGCAGCATTTAGTTTAATTGATAAACTTTGAACTATATTCTTTTTAAAATAATCCTCTTCTCTTTCTAAAAGAGCCTGAATACCATTTTTTAAAAGTTTATAGGAAATGTCTGTCATTTTTGTTCTTCTTCTTGATCAGGTACTAGTCCTAATTGTTGTTGTTGTGCGGCAAGTGCAGCCTGTTCAGCCTGTAACTTCTGTTTATCTGCTGCCATTTGAGTATCAATTGCTTTAATCTCTTCTTCAGTTTGTCGTAAAATCTTAGTTCTTACATAGTCAACTGAAAAATATTTACCAACATATGGTTCTATGAAAGACAGAGTTTTCATTCGTTCACCCAAAATTTCTGCTTCTTTTAGATCCCAGAAATAATTGTCACTATTAAATACAAATTTAATATCTTTCTTTAACTCATTCCAATCACTTTCAGTAACAACACCTTTTAAAATCAATTGAACACGTAAAAAATCACAAAACATCTTAACAAATTGATGACGAATTCTTTCAATAAATTTATAGAATTTTACTTCTTCACGTGTAATTTCAACAGAACGACCTAAATTAAACCCAGACTGATCAGCTGCTAAACGACTCAATGGTACATTTAAAGATGCGTAAAGTTTCTTTTTAAAGTAATCTACGTCTTCAATTTGTGACATGGCATTACCACCGGGAAGAGTGGTAATTTCGGTTCCTCTTGAACCTTCTCGACGTGGCAACCAATAATCTTCTAGAACCGATAGATGGTTACGTTCATCACGAACTTCACCGGTAGACTGGTTATATGTGAGCTTATTTCTAAATCTGCTCATCATATCTCGCATATACTGTTCAGCTTTTTGTTTTGGTAATTGACCAACATCCACATAAAATACTCTGCGTTCTGGTGCACGTGCTACACGATAAACTAACAGAGCATCTTCGAGTTGACGAAGCATGTTTAGTGGTCTAATTGCTTTATGGAGATAACCCAATACTCTTTTAGTATTAAGGTCTACGATACCAGATGGGCAATAAACAACACTATCAATAGATAAATGTAAACCACTGGGACCAGTTGAAAGAAATGTATCTTTTTCTGTATTCGTATAAAGATAATATTCTTCAATATCTTTCACAACAGAAACAGATTGATTTTCTACTCGTTCCATTTCTTTCTTGACTTTTCTTATTTTTTTAATTTTCAGAGGATCAATAGGAATAATTTCTTTAATACCATCACCCGGTAAATCTCTATCAATTACAATATTATAAAAAATACGAGAGTCAATATACCAACGTCTAAAGATTTCATACGCTTTATTGTTAAAATCCATCAAATGGACTACTCTATCAAATTCTTTATATATTTTTATTTTGATAGGTTCTGGAAGAGGTACTTCTTTTAAATCAATTTTAACAACTTTACGATCTGTACCAAATACAATTGATGCGTTTACAATTTCATCAACAGCATTGTCAATTTCTGGAAAAACTGACATATTTCTATATTGAATTACAGAAGTATTTTCATCACGAAGATTTACACCATAATCAAGAGCAGTACCAAAAAATCCCCCTGCTTCTACAGTTACAGTTCCATCAAACATCTCGGGAACCGTAAACGATTGAAGAAGCTTATCTTCTTTTTTTTGTTTAGATGGTTCTTTTTTACCGAATTGAAATCCAAAAATGTCAAGTTCCATGTAGTCCTTTTTATGTCACGTTCTGTATATTTATGTAGTCGTAAACCATCACAACATCAAACACATTTAAAGCATTTGGTCTATTCATATTAAAATTAATAGGATTAATAGCCTTGGGCCAGCAACCAAACAAAGTAATTTTTTTCAATGGTGTATCTTCGTCCCCATTTAGATTCATGTGATTAATAGTCCAAGTAGATTTAAAAGTTTGTGTTTGGTGTCTTAAAACTGAATTATTTACTGAATTAGCATCATGATTATTTAAAGCATTTTGCCATTTTTGAAACCCAGTCCATAGATCACCAGGAGCACTATCATCTAATACAGTTATAGACCAAACAGGATATTGCTTTTCTCCTGGATAGTGTGATTTTCTACCTCTATAATCATAACTTAAAGTCTGTGTTTGAAGCTGTGGAATAGCAGAAGCACGTATATGAAATCTGGATGCACTTTGTCCAGAAAATGGAATACTTCCTGTAACAAAAAATCTGTTTAGTCTGGCTCCACCTTTGAAATTTTGTTTAAAATCATTTAGCATTAGTTTATATTTACAATGTTTAAGTAATCAAAGGTTAAAGTAACACGAAATACGGAAGGTTCAGTCGAACCCATATCCATTGTTAAAGCTCCAATTTCACTTGGCCAACATTTATATAAAATAATTTTTCTAAGTTGGTTTCCATTTAAATCAAGTTGTTGAATATTCCATGTAGTTTGCAAATTATTATAAGCATAGTCATTATTATATACTCTATGGGTTTGGTGACCGTCTAATAGTTCTTTCCACTTATTAAAGGCTCTCCATATATTTCTATCCCCACTATCATCAAACACGTCTACAGACCAATTAGGATATTGACGATCTCCTGGTAAGTAGTATGCTCTTCCTCGATAAGGTATAGAAATAGTTCCCACTTCTGATCTTGGAAAAGATGATGCAAATATTTTAACATTAAGATCTTTATTATTGGGTCTAAGTACTCCAGATGGCCAAAAACCATTTACTTGAAAGCGGTTAGCTCGGGTACCACCATTAAATCCATTTTTAAAATCTAATATTGAATTATTGGCCATTTATGTTAACTCGTTAGTGTTACATTTATTACAAACTGATCAACACCTAACAGTGGTTGTATGATTAAACTAATATTTAATGTAGTAGCATAATCGGTATTATTTGATGAATCACATATAACTTGTGCTGCAGACCTTACCATTGCATAAGAATATTGATCTAAAATACTAGTTACTTCAGATATAACAGAATCTCTTGTTGATTGAATATTTAATTCAAAAAGATATTTAATTCCAATGTTAGTTACTTGTTGAGTTAAAATTCTTTTTAAATATGCTGCTCCAAACCTTTCAGAAACAGTAACAGCAGAAGTAGATCCAGTAGCACCAACTAAATCAGAACCTAAGAATTTAGGAGTATAATTTACATAAAAATTAACACGATTTGTTCTTAGTGTTGTTTTTATTGTATCACTCCAATTAATTGAATTTATAATACCTCTATTAAGAACAGTAGATCGATCTAAACCACCCACAGTTAAAAATATTTGATCTAAATTTTTTGCTGAATTAAATGCACCAGCAACATCTGCTACAGCTGGAATTTGATAATTTAATTCGGTTCCAGTTGATAAAGTTGTTGCAGAGTATGTAGTTCCATTAACTCCATAAATGTTAAAGATTCTATCAGCAACTGTGGCTCCAGATATAAAATTGACATTTGCTGGAGTACTAAAATATGCTGCAAAATCTGCAGCTGTAATACCATTTCCATCATTACCTGATGGAAATATTCCAATCATAGCTGGTTTATTTTCAATATATTTTGCTAGATCTCCATTAGCAGTATTTCCAATAAGTACTTCAAGACTTGTATTATTAGCAGTTTCGTATGCTTCTAAACCAGAAGTTGTGCCACTGATAACCAATTTACCACCGTAAGCAAGATAATGCATACAATGTAAGAAATCATTTCCTTGTGGTTTTCTTGTTGTGATAGTTGTTGTATTAGTTTGTTGAAACAAACCCCAAGTACCACCACTCCCAGTAAACGCTACAAGAGCATTTGTAACACCCGAAAGTTTATTTAAATCTCCAACAAAAGATCCTGGATTATTATAAACAATATATTGATCAGAAGTACTTCCTAAAATTGGTGTTGATTTATAATTTCTTGCATATATCAACCAACCAAATAATCCACCGGGATCTTTTTCTGCTGATCCAACGCCACCTGGTACCGTACTTGTAAATGCGGGAAGATTAAATGTCGAGCCAGCTACAATTGCGGCTTCCAATGGATTACCAGAAGTTAAATTGGTATTATATTGGCTTGAATTTAAAAATGATCCTAAAGTCGGAATTGCGTTGGGCATAGGGTACCTTATCTATTAGAAATATTTATACTTTTTTTAAATAGGATACCAAATTACCTCACCATCTGAAAATTGTTCTTTATCATCTGCACGCTCACTATTTTCCATAAAAAGCACATTATCGTCATTTACATTTTCAGGTTTAGCATAGGAAAATTTAGCACTTTCAATCAAATCGTTATAATATTCCTGTCTAGATAGCCAAGAAAAGAAGACTAAGGTCATAACCAAATCATCATGTTGACCTTCTTCTGCTTTATATGTATTAGATCGAGAAATAAATGACATCAATTCTTGAATAATTCTATCATCATTTAATAAAAGTTTATCTTCTTCTACCAAACGTTTTAATATTGCACATCCGAGCTTTTTGGTTTGTGCTGTGGTGCGAATTCCCATTTCATTTTTTCCAACTCCCCCAAATCCTTGAGATAGAACCTGACCTTTTCTACCCATAACTTTTGTCATAAGTAAATTTTCATAGCCAAGTTCATTGTACAGTACATGAGAAACTTGGGCTCCCAAATCATTGGTTTCAATCAATACATAAGCATTGTTATATTTTTCACCAGCAGATTTTATTAATTGAGGAAAATTAAAAGGACTAATGGTATTATTTTTATATGTGGCAACAACTTTATAAGGACTCTCAGACCCTTCTATAACTGAAAATGCAGAATAATCAGCACCCTGTCCTCTTGATACATCTGCTTGTAAAAAGTATATTTTATCTTTTATAGGTTCTTCAAAAATTCGTAAACCTTCTGCATTTTCAGATAAAAATTCTTCTGCTGCTAATAAATTTAATTTTGTTGATGAGATTAAAGTATTAGAAGATCCCAAGAAACTACAACCATATTCCTGGTTAAACTGTTCTTGGCTTGTGTTTGCAATCTGCTCTTCTGCCCATTCAGCATTTCTTCGTGGTCCACCTGGAGTAATGGGAACCTGAGTCCAATCAACTTCAATAGGTACAAATCTATTTTTAAGTTTATGACCAGCTGGGCGGTTAGCATCTACCCAAAGTTTATGAAAATGGTTCATACCATTTGGAGTAGAAACAATTATTAATTTGGTAGTTAAACCAGCTGAAATGGTCGGATAGGTTGAAGAATAGAATTCTTCTGCAATATGTGACGGTAAGAAGGCATACTCATCTAACAACAATAGGTTATACGAGCCACCACGGATCGCTGAGGACGATGTTGCATCACAAACCACTCTAGACCCGTTTTCTAATTTAAAACTCGTCTTATTCCATTCTACTACTCCCTGTTGTAGAAAATGTGGTAGATTTTCATATGCTAATTGAAGTTTGGCAAATAATTCATCTTTTGCTGTCTTCAATTTATTGGCAAGAATAGCACAACTGACAGATTGATTAAATGTAACGTAATGAGCAATATAACCAATAACTGAAGTTGATTTACCGGACTGGCGAGGCCATTTAGAGATAGTGAATCTATTATCATGAATGGATTGAACAAATTTTTCCTGGTAATCATATAACTTAAAAGGCATAATACCTTTATCAAGTGTTTTGACTTTTACATATTTGGTACAAAAATATACAGGGTCTTTAGCACACTTTATATATTCATCTAATTGCTCTTTAGTATATTGTAATTCTATACCAGGAGGTTTTAGTTTTGGGTTATTTCTATACCCTTGATTTTTATTATTTAAGCTCATCTTTATTTACTATTTCAGCTTCTATAAGTTTTTCAGTACTACGATCTTTATTTAATAAATTTTGAAGATCTTTTGTAGAACCAACAAATACTGAATTATTGGTTTGATTCAATTGAACTTTTTGTGAAGTAGTATCTTT